GTTAATGCTACAAAAGGAGGATCTGTATCTCCACCAAAATATAAAGTTGCTGTTTGTGTTCCATTACCTGATGCAGCTCCCCTAAATCTAGCAGTATTTAAATTTCCACCTGTGGCCCAAGCATCAGCTGAAGTTACATTTGGATATTGATAATTGAAATTTTTGTTAGTGCTATCGTACCATAGCTCACCTTCCACGGCACCTGGGTAAGCACCAGCGTAGTTGACAACCGAAGTTCCAACTTTCTCCTTATAAGTAGCCATGATTATTTATTCTTTAACAACCAACCCTGAGTTCCATCCGTATAAACCAAAGTATTTGCTGCTCTTTCTACTGAAACTGTTAAACTTGCTGTTGAACCCATAATTTTTTCGGTACCATTTGGATCAATCGTAAGTGCATTAGTATCAAATGTTCCCGCATAGTCTGCAAAAGATACTTCATCTCCTAAAGTTCCTGCAGGTAAATCCATTTCTATGGCATTACTTGTAGTATTAATAAAATATCCTTGTCCAGCTACTGCTGTAAATGTAGATGAAGTTTTAACTGCTTGCCAATCAGTTCCTCCAGAGTTGTCTACAAAAGATAAAACTCCTGAACCATTAGTTGTTAAAATTTGATTTGCAGAACCATCTGCATTTGGAAAAGTTAATACATCAACAACAACTTTACCTGAACCATTTGGTGTAAGAGTAATATTACCATTAGCTGCATCTGTGATTGTAATATTACCTGAGTTTGTACCTGAATTTGTATCTAATACTAAATCATGTGCTCCACTTGATGTAAGTGTAGCGTTAGCTGATCCAGTTCCAATTTTAGTTTCACCAGTTCCTTTTGGAATAATTGCAACATCTACATTTGAATCTCCACCTGTAGCAGATATTGATGGTGCATTTCCAGTTGCAGCATTTGTTATATCAAATTGATTAACTGCTGAAGTTGTAGTTTGAAATATTAATTGTTCATTTCCGTTTTCATCAATAATTCCATGAGCATCATCAAAAGCAATATTAAAATCGTTAGTGTCTAAATTACCACCTAATTGTGGAGAAGTATCTTCTACTATTGAAGTTAAACCTAAAGCTACTTCTTTAATATCTGGATTAGTTCCATCGTTTGCAGTTGCAAAAACTACTTTGTCTCCTTTATCTGTTGCAGAAAAAGTTACGCTAGAACCAGAACCTGATACATATTTAAATTGTACTGTGTAAGCACCTGATGTTGAATTTCTTAAAAAATAAAATGTTTGTGCGTCTAAAGGAATTGTTACAATTTGATTTCCAGTAATTGAACCTGTAAACTCAATCATTCTGTGAGACATAGTAGCTCCAGTTGATCCATCAGAAACTGAAAGAGCTGTAGTTTGTGCACCACCTGCTATTGATTGTGCAGAATACCCACCAGAAATTTGTTCTATAATATTTAAATTTGTATTAGTCTTTGTTCCCCAAGTACCGGCGTTTTCACCAGTTGCCATTAGCTCTATACCGAGAGGTGTGTATGTTGATGCCATAAATTATCTCCTATGCGACGTCACTATAACTTGTATTTGATCCTGTTGCAACAGAAGAATAACTACTATTTGACCCTGTTGCAGGACTTGTATACGATGTATTTGATCCAGTGTCAATGTTTGCGTAAGACTGTATTCCTAATATTCCTAGCGAAGATGTAAGCTGATCTGTTACTAATCCCTGTACTACATCAGGAAGTGTAAAAGATCCTACTGAAGATGTAGAAGAAACACCTGATAATTCGTATGTAAATTCTAATGTAAGAGAACCTAATCCAGATGTTGCAGATACACCAGTTAAGTTTATTAACTCAACAGAACCGACTGTAATTTCTCCAATACTAGTTGTTGCTGATACTCCTGTAATCGGTTCAGTGCTAACTCCAAAATTTAAACCTGCTGTTCCTAAACCTGAAGTAGAAGCCACTCCTGTTATTGGTTCAGTGCTAACTCCAAAAGCTAAACCTAAAAGTCCTTCATCAGATGTAGCAACTTGTCCACTTAAATTAATTGTTGGACTAATTGCAAAACTAACACTTCCAACACTTGTTGTTGCAACTTGACTAGATAATTCATATGCAAATTCTAATGTTGGTGATCCTACACTAGATTCTATTTCTTGACCTACTAAACCTATTACTTGGTTTGGAGATTCACCCCAAGTTAATTCACTCCAATTGCCTCTACCCCAACCAACTAATGTTCCTACATAAGATAAAGTTGGTGTTGCAAAAGTTGCAGATACTCCTGTTAAGGGTACACCTAATTCTCCAAAAACATTAGGGCTACCAACACTTGAAGTTAAAGAGTGATTAGAACCTATCATCTCTAATTCGTATGCTACACCTATAGTTATAGAACCTACTGATGAAGTTGTGGCTAAACCTCCAAGAGAAATAGTTTCGTTTGCTCCTTCACCCCAGTCAGCTACACCATAGTTTAATCTACCCCAACCTTCTTCGTTGAAAGCTTCTAAAGTAGAACCTACGCCTGATGTTAATTGTTGACCAGTTAATGAATTTAAAATTACATCATCTGCCCATTCGTTGGAACCCCAAGTGTTATTACCCCAGGTTGAAGCCATAAGGAAATCCTCCTTACGCTATACGAATGATTGCGTTAGATGCGTCTGCTGTTGGAAATTGAATTGTAAAAGTTCCAGATGATACTGTTTTATCACCACCGAAAGCAATAACTGCTACAGCTTTATCAGATTGTGAATCATTATAAATTAATGCACCATTTGCTGTGAAAGATGCTGAAGTATAACTAACATCTGCAAAATCACATACAGCTGTTGAACCAGATAATGCTGGAGTCACACTTGTAAGTGTTGCACCTCCTGCAGAATATGCAGATCCTGATGCATTAGTTATTTCGTTTGATGTAGCGTAAGCTGTTGTACCTGCACCTAAAGATGCTGAACTTGTAAATAGAGCTATTTTAAATGTATTTCCGCTTGATGCTGTAAAATTGTGTGTACCAACTAATATCTCTTGTTTAAAGCTGTTACAAATTGCTGATGATATTGCCATAATTTAATCTCCTACGGGTTTGCTGATTTTACTGGTATTCGAACAGCGCCATCTGTGTAGTCATCTCTTCGTCTTCTACCAACTTGCTCGTTAGCAAACTTTTGTATCTCTTGTTTATACTTATTTTCATATAGTGTCAACATGTCTATCGGACCTTTTAAAAAACCATATGTTTCTGACAGACAGCAATATAATAAGCCATTTGGAAAATTCATACTTATATAATTTGTAGCATTTCCTGACTCTAATGTAGCTGGCATTTTATTAAAATGAACTCTAAACTTGTATGTTGCATCAGGAACTGGAGCTAAATATAGTCTTCCTGATGTAGTATCTGTATCGCCTGTAGCTCCTCCATACATAGAATAATATTTAGGTTGACCTCTTTTTGTAGAAAGAGTTGAAGATATGTATTCTTGAAGATAAGTTACATCTTTTTTTTCTAACCAAATATTGGGTCCAGTTATAGCAGATGTAGACTCATAAACTTGAACACCTCTTATAAATAATGCACCTGCTGGTACATTTATTGATTCCTGACCTATAACTAAATTTCCATCTTGTTGAACTCTATCTGCATCAATAGGTACATCTCTCATTATTCTATATTGAGCATTTAAAATTATATTTTCTAAAATATCTGTAGTTAAAACATTAGAATCTGTTTCAGTATAGTTTCTTATTTGTGTAACTAAAGTTGTGTAACTTATACCAGCCATTACTTAAAATCCTTTTTATATTTTAAACGCATCTTTTTTTGTTTTGGAGTTTCTTCATAAAACTCAAGATGCTCATCTTTTTGTCTATGAGGTCTAACAGCTTGTTTTATCCAATTCCAAATTTTATTTATCATAATTAAGCTCTATCATTTACTGGGCCAACTGTACACTGTAAACCACCACCTGTTGCTGTTGACGTTGAATTTGAATCAAAAGTAATAGTAAATCTATTATACTGTTCTATAGTAGCTGGTTGAGCACCTGTTACA